GATCCTACATCAGAGCAGAGTCAGGCTGTAATCAATCCAATGATTGCTAACCTGCAAGGACAGATCCTACCATCTATTGGTAGTCAAGCTATCCAACAGGGTGCATTTGGCGGTGATCGACAGCGTATCCAAGAGCAGAGTGCCGCTGAGGCTACAGCAGGAGCCGCTACACAGGCTATCTTGCGTAATCAACAGAATGCCATTCAAAACCTTGGCAGCGTCCAGAGCGGCCTTTTAGCGCCTGCTAGGACTGTCTCTGCCGTTGGTGCTCAACAGAGTGCTTACGATCAAGCCCTTATTAACGCTGATAGAGAGCGCTTTAGATTCGAGCAAGAAGCTCCCGAAACTGCACTTGACCGATTGGGTAGCCGCATTAGCGGTATTCGCCTTGGTCAGATTAGTAATACTTCTGGCGGTGGTGGTGGTGGCAATAGCGCAGCTACAGCAGCGGGCGCTGGAATAGCAGCTTACGGTCTATTTGGCGGAGGTGGTAAATAGCAATGCAAGCGAAGATAATCTTTAACAATGTAAATCCTGAAGAGGCAGAGCTTCTTGCTGAGTACGAAGAAGCTACTGGCAAAAAAGTAAGTAGAGGTGCTGGTTGGGGTGATAAAGTTTTTGGCGGAACTAATGACGCTGGATTCCGTGAGTGGAAAAAAAGCGGAATGGCAACTCCACAAAAAGGAATGGACGCTGGCAAAGACCGCTTTAACGCAATGATGGCTGATCGCAGTCAGACTCAAGCAGGAATGAGTGGCTTTGATAAGTTCCAAGCAATGCAGGCTGCAAGAAAAGCCGAAGCAGCAACGAATATGAACCCATTAGTTCTTCAGCAATTACAACAAATGCAAGCGGCTAGAGTTCAACAGCCACAACTACAAATGGGGCCACAATTTAATGCTTTTGGTTTTGGCGCACAGCCAGGATTAAGCGCTCAAGGTGGTCAAGGTGGCAGTATGCTTGCGAATATGTCTAGTCAAGGTATGAACCAGCTTGCAGCAGGTCAGCAAAATAACCCAACAATATTTAAAGCGAAGTCTTAATGTTTAAATACTTTAAGTTAGAAGATTTTGATTGCCAAGAAACAGGCGTTAACGGTATTAATGTTAAGTTTGTTTCAAAGCTAGATGAGCTAAGGGAAGCCTGCGGGTTTCCTTTTATCATTACTTCTGGTTATAGAGATCCTAGTCACAGTATTGAGGCTAAGAAGTCTAAACCTGGAACTCACGCTCAAGGCATTGCAGCAGATATAAAAGTAACAGGTGGAGCTCAAAGAATGGCAGTTGTGGAACACGCTGTTAAACTAGGCTTCACAGGAATAGGCGTAGCAAAGAGCTTCGTCCATGTAGATATAAGAGAAACTACACCCGTACTGTGGTGTTACTAATAGGATAAATTATGCCAGCTTTTTTAATTCCAATGCTAGTAGGTGCAGGTATTGGCGCAATAACAAACCCAGATGATCGTCTTCGCGGCGCATTACTTGGTGGGACATTAGGCGCTCTTACTGGAGGATTGGCTCCGGCAGCTCCGACAGCAGCTTCTGGACTCGGCGGCTCAGCAGCAAAATCTGCTTTAAGCTCAGCTACTAGCGGGCTAGGTGGTGCAGCATCGGCAGAAGCGGCCAAAGCAGCAGCTGTTAACGCAGCAAGCGGGCTTGCAGTGCCAACTCAAGCATTAGGTGTGGCAGCTCCGGCAGCAACGACAAGCTTAGTAGCTCCTTCTACAGGATTATCTACAGCTTTGGGTGCTGCTCCCTCTACAGTTGCAGCGCCACTTACAGGTTTGGATAAGTTTAAAGGGGTAGCAAAAGAGAAGCCCTTAGAGACTGCACAGTTCGCACAGTCTATGCTAGGCGGCCAACAACAACCACAACAAGCTCCAGTATATGCAGCTCCTATTCAGCAAGGCGGAGGTATGCCGGCACCACCTTCTGTAGAAGAAAGGTTAGCAATGACTGGCGGTAACGAACCTTCTTTTGTTCCTAAAGGCTTGTTTGAGGAAGAAAGACTTATAATGGATGACGAAGAGAAACTTCGTATGTTAAACCAACAATTTGCAGGAGCGGGATTAGTATAATATGGCTACGCAAGAAGAATTAGAATTTCAAGCTTTACTTAATCAAGCTATGGCTGGTGCTGGTCAAGCTCCTGCTGATATGCCAGTACAAGCTGTAGATCCAGTCAGAGCAGAACGACTTGCATTTGAAGCATCTCAAGGTGCTCCTGTAGCTTCTGTAGTGCCGCAGCAGCCAGCTTTAGGCTCTAGGGAAGCGTTGATTGCCCAGCAAGCGCAGATCAGGCAGAATGCTATAGCTCAACAAAAAGCTTTGCAGGAGTCAACAACGGCTATTACAAAACGACCAAGACAGCGCTTTCTAAACGAAGGTCAAGGCTTCATGGATGCGTTTAAGAATCCAGGCGCAGGTCAGAGACAGTTTGCCATTAACGCAGGATTATCTTTACTTTCTAGCGGTGGCACTCAGGATCTATCTCAGCGTATTGGTCACGCTTTAGGTGCTGGCGTACAAGGTATGCAACAAGCTCGTCAAGGAGAACTTGATGTAGCGTCTCAAGCAGCAAAAGCTAAACAAGCAGCACTTGGTTTGCAGGCGACTAACCTTAATACAGAGTTAGGGTTTACTAAAGACCTAATGGCTCTTGATCGCCAGGAAAGGTCAGATCAAGCAGCTATTGCTAAATCGCAAGCTGATGCAGCAGAGAAGAAAGCCGCTCTTGAAGTAGCGGCGCAGAAGACTAAGTATTCACAAATGTCAGATGCAGGCAAAGCTCAGCAACAAATTCAAAACGCAATAGATAATAAAGACTACTCACTTGCTGCTCAAATACAAGCAGATTATGAAAAATCTACTGGTGTAACTGGCAACAAAGTTACTCAAGCTTATGATTCAATTAAAAGCATAAGAGCTGAAAACGCACAACTAACAAAGCTTGGAACTCCAGAAGCGTTAGCTCAAATTGAGCTTAACAACTCTCAGATTGCAGATCAAAGAAGACTTGCCGCTGGTAGTGGTGGGCAAGTGATAGAGATGAGAGATCCTGAAACGGGGGTGGTAACTTTTAGCATGGGAAGTGGTAGCGGAAGAGCTGCTATTAACCGGCGTAAATTAGAAGTAGGCACAATGGATAAGCAGTGGATGAGTGAACTCATTGGCAGCGTTGATGCAGAGCAGGATATTGTTGACACAATTGGTGAGGTTATATTCTCTCCAAACTATAAAGATGTTTCAGGAAAGCTTGAAGGATCAATCCTTGAAAGTGACACTCTTGGCCCTGTTTATAACCTTTTCCAGCAAGCCCCAACTAGGTTGTTATATCGAAAAGTAGACGAGTTAAGTACCAGATTGGCATTGCCTCAGACAAGATTCTTTAAACCTTTATCTAATACTGAGTGGCCTATAGTTAGAGGTGCTTTTAAAATACCTTTAGGTTTAGAGCAAGATCAAGTTCAAGATTTATTTGTTACAACTAGAATACCTTTAATCCTTGCCACTACAGCTTCAGCGTATAATAGAAAAAACCCAGAAATGGGTACTACGGCTGGAACCGCAGCATCATTAGAGTTCGCAAGTGATACAATGGTATCTTATATTCAAAAAGGGTTACCCTTACAAGCTCAAGATATGGAAACATTTGGAGAAGAGGATTACTTAAATAATAATGCTGACTACGCTCTTAAAACTTGGTTCCCTCCTGCTGATCCAGCACTAAAGAATCAAGGTTATATATTAGGACAGAACAACAAGTTATACACTAAAGATGTAGTTAATGCTTATGTTGAAGCATACAAAGAAAGATCTGGTGCTAGAGATTATAATGCAGAACAATTTATGAAAGATAACGGGATGGAAATGTACTAATGGCAAATGATTTAAAACGCGAAGAAGATCAAGTTATACCCTTTCTTTCAGAAACATCGGGGTTAAATAATGCTTCAGCTACAAGATTCAGTATGGGCGAAGACTTTAACGCTAACGATCCGTTTGTTGTCGCTGAAGAGTCTGGCGATGTAAGTATAAATCAAAGAGATCAGTTAATAAACGCAGAAGCTCTTATTCAAGGAATTGATAGAGCTGAAGCTGAGGCTGGCATTGGACAAGATCTACCTGCAAGCGTTCCCCCAGTACAGGCAGGGTATCGACCTAGCGTAGTCCCAGCTGCACCGGCTTTTGGTGGCCCGCTATCTGGCGTAGCTGACAAAGAATCAAGCGACCTAACAAAAGACCTTGAGAGACTTCCTGGAGCACCTGCTGATTACTTGGCATCACTAAACCAAGCCGCTGTAAAAGGTATTATTTCTGTTTTAGACCTTGGCCCATTAGTTTTTAATGCTTCTGGCTGGCTAGCAAGTAAACTTCCAGGCGTTGAAGGTGAACCCTACTATATGAGCTACCCATCAGAAATTGCCGCAGAGCTTTTTGGTCTTGGCAACAAATCAAAACACATGGCTTTTGCGACTGACATAATAGCGGCAACAAAGCAGACAGCCATTGATTTAGGTTTAGCTGACGAAGATATATTAGCTGGCCAAGAATTCTCTTTAGATACAAGTAGGATGAGCGAAAAGGATTCTCAAGCAAGAATAAAGCAAGATCCTAATTCAATTTTTCTTAATCAAGCGCAACGTCAAAAAGTTGCTCCATATCAATTTGGCATAGAGATTATTACTAGCGGATTAACGGGTACTGGTTTAGTGTCTGGCGGAGCCATAGCCTCACTGAACGCAGCAAGGAACTCGATACCCATACAACAAGGACTGCAACTTCCTGAGTTTCTTAAACAGGGCCGGTTAATACCAAGATCAAGAGCAGACCTTGCTAGAAATGCTCAAATTACAACAAGCACTCCCAATGGTTTCGTTAAAACGGCAGCTAATCCAGCATCTATTGCGGCAGAGTATAAGTGGACAGCCTTATCAGCAATATCAGGAACAAGTGCTGGGCTTGCATCAAATGGTGATCCACTAGCTATGAGTGCCGCATCCATTGTGTTTCCTAGCGCAATAGGCATTAGAGGTTGGTTTAAGCAAAAAGGAATACAGCAAACCGAAATACTGAATCAAATGGTTAGCACAGATGGTCAAGTAGGGATGGCTATTGATGGCATATTAAAACATGCAACAGATCCTGAGAGAGTGTTGCAGGTTGCTCAAGAGTATCTGGCATCTGGAAAGCAGTTCCCTGTTAGCTTGGGCGCTCTTACTGGCGATAGAGGTCTTTTGTCTTTTGAAAAAGGGCTAGATATTAAAAACTTTAAGTTTGCCCTTAATGAGCTTGATAGAGACTCATTAGAGTATTTTGGTACGGTTCTAAATGATATTGGTGGTCAGGGAGTGGAGGCATCAACTCAGGCTTACTTTAATGCACGAATTGCCGCTACTGAAGCTAACCTTAACGCGCAACTTGCTGAGGCTAGGAACCTTGCAGAGCATAACTTAAACTCTGCTGGGTCAAAATATGAGAATCTTGAGACAGCTAATATTGAGTTCATGAAAGATATGGATGGCATAACTGGCGCTCAAAGTGCAATAGAGAAAAGCCTATGGTCTGAAGTTGGCGATGCAACGGTTAATGCTAGAAGAGTACTTACTAAATTAAAGCAAGCAAGAGCTGAAGCTTTTAGTACCTTAACAGGAAAAGATGAATCTGTTAAAGGTATGGATAAGATTATTAGCGACCTTGAAAAGCTTGCATCAAAAAGTCCTGGCTTATCAAAAAGCTTGGGTGGAGTTCCTGCCGGTCAAGTTGACGTTAAAGAGCTTATTGATATGCGATCAGCCATAACAGCAAAACTTAGAGAAATGGCGTTTGAGGGCAAAACTGGCGGGTTTCATAAGAAGCTTGCTTCAGATCTTCAGGCAATAATTCTTGACGAGATTATGGCAAGCTCTACAGGTAGCGCTTACGATGAGGCTGCAAACTTCACAAGAAACATGCACGAAATGTTTGACAAAACTTTCTTTGATGCAAAGGATGATATATCTCAAATAATTTCCAACAAGATGCTTGTAGGCCAAGAAAGAGGCGCTCAAACTGCTGATCAAATATTGAAAGTAGCTGGTGCTGAAATGGGTCTTGGCCCGTTAGCCGACAAAGGAATCATTGGAGGTACAGAGCAAGTTATTCTAAGTAGCTTTGCTAAATCTGCTGTTAATAGCGATGCAACTGTAAGAGTTAAAGATGCTCAAAAGTTTCTTGATAACAATGCTCCATTTTTAAGACGCTTCCCAGAAACAAGACAAAAAATAGAAGCTGCACTAGAGTCTGGCCAGTCGGCAGAGTTAGCAGAGATTGTAAATAAAGAGAGCCTTGCAGCGTTAGAGGATACCGCTGTAGCCTTGTGGGTAGCTCCAGGACTTGACACTAATAGAGTTATCGATAAGATTATTGCTGGGAGAGTTAAAGCTCCAGGCGATGCGGTAGAAAGCCTTGTAACTGAAGCGTCACAAGATCCAACAGGAAAAGCGCTTGCTGGCTTGCAAAGAGCTTTTATGGATAGATTAATTGAAAGCAATGCAATTTCTAAGGTTGCTAATCGTAATAAATTATATCCAAGCTTGGAAAAGGTATTTGGGAAAGAGCAGACAAAGTTAATAAGAAGTGTTTTTGATGATGTTGACAAGGTTCTTGATAGATCATCAGTACCAATAACAAAAGATCAGCACATAAACTCAGTCCTATTAAGCACTATAGGTAAGGTTATGGGTGCTAACTTTGGTAAAAGAGTTGCTGGTAGCCCGTTAATTATGGCTGGTGTTGGTAGCAAGCTTATGCAAACTTATTTAGAGCAGCTTCCAAGAGAAGCTATTGATGCCTTAATCCAAGAGATGATAACTAACCCAGCAGCTTTTGCCTCCTATAAAAACACCCTGCCTAAATTAAAAAATCCTGATGAAGCTGCGGGAATGCTTAATCAGTGGTTAATAATGTCGGGCATTCAATCTAATCTTACACTTAGAAAAGATCAGAGAGAAGAAGAGAGGCTATCATCTACAAGAATCTAACTTAACCTTTACGGCCTCTGGGAAGAATCTTATTTTCATTCTTCTTAGAGGCTTTTTTCTTTTCTATAGAGCCCTCCTTAGTATTGCTCCAGTCTATCCCGTCAAACTTCTTACTAAACTCTTCTCTGCCTATCTCAATAGGTCTTGGCTTTGATCCTTTACCCATAATTACCTCTAGTAGTTTATTTTAATCGCTGGATTGGCACTAACAGTACGAGTGTAGTAGTTAAAATACTCCTCACCGTCTTTTTCATACATCTTTTCTAGCAGCTCAACCATTTTATTGGTGTACCAGATAGCCTTCTGCGCATCCTCTATGCAGTTTCCTTTGTTCATAAGCCTACCACCAGTATATTTGATTACATTGCCGTGGCAGTAGTCTATAGCGCCTTGTGTGCCAAGAACATCAACGATGTAGTCGATAGTCTCTATGTCGCCTTTGGTGTAGTGTGCTGGATGGTTTACGTTATCAGTCATAATCTCTCTCTTATTAGTTAGTGGCTGGCTTTGGGGATAAGGCAGGCCAGCGCTACCCAAGGAGGTTCAACTCCCCAATGTCGTAAGTAAACCTATAAATCCGTTAGAAGAGAATCAAGTTCGTCCTCAAGCTCCTCGATGTCAATCCCGCACTCACATAAGAATTTACCCATAGTGATAGCTGTTTCACTTTCAGTTATAGTAAAGGTGTAAGGTTGTTCGTACCCATCAATACTTAAAACTAAAGTCTTATCTTCCGGCAAATACTCTGCCATTAAACATTTCTGTGATACTGGATCATCTGCGGTGACGCTAATAACTGAAATCATTGCCCTATTCTCTCTAGTTGTCTAAGTATTCTTTCGTTAAAATCTTCGATCATATCTCTATAGTCAGCAGCGTAAAGCTTCTTCGGCTTCTTTGCGTCTGCAAGCATTTGCTCAACGAACTCTTTGCCAAAAAGTTCTTGCATGTAAATTGTATAATTCTGAGCAGCAACACCATGAGCCATACCGAACTGATTACAATAAGCGCACTGGGGATGAATGTTATCAATCTCTAAAGCCCAATAGCTGCTAGAGCCTTTAGGTATAAAGTGACCGCCTTGCATCCCTTCGTTCCACCTCTTTGTAACTCCACAGGTTACGCAAGTACAGTACCCATTATCATCAGACTCCATCAGCCTAACTAGCTTTTGAATAAGCTTGAGTGATTCCTTACGCAGCTCTTGTGAAGTTTTTGCTTTCTTTTTAGCGGCCATGACTAGAAAGGCATATCATCATCAAAGTCATCTGCTGGTGTTGTAGCAGCTTTAGTAGGCTTGGCTTGCTCATCCTTAGCCTGGACGCTTAAACTTAACGCAGGGGCTTTAGGATTATCCTTATTGCCAATCCAGGCACTTAGCCAGTAGTCTACGCCATCAACAGTAATGCTGCCTTTGTATTGCGGATGCTTATCTGATTTGCGATCTTCATTTTTCCAGATAGCGCCTCGGTTGTTGTTATCATAATTACTCATAGTTCTCTCCTAGTGCATAGTTTCAGTTGGGTTATTAACTTCTTCTTTTCTTTTAAAATCATCTGCATTTAATATTGGTGCGTTAAGTGCATCTGCCATACAAGTTAAAATGTTAGCAATGTAAACCGCTTCATTCTCAACGGGCTCTTCCCTTTCTAAGTCTACAGCGAGATGAGAAGACCCGTACATTATAGGCTTTTTATCTGCATCATAAAACACTTCTTTAATAGAAATTTCATTGCCTTCTTTCACAATTCTATAATTCCACATATTACCACCCAACTCCAAACCAGATGCCAATACCGTGAACAACTCCTACTGGGAATATAAATCCTCCAGCAATGAGAAGTAAGTATTTTGCATAGACTAAACAGTGGATTATATGAGTAACCCATGCTGCAAGTAGTGCTATAACTGTAATCATTAATATGTAACCGCCAGTTTCTTCTTTCATAATTATGCTCCTTTAATTAATCTGCGTTCTTCTGTTGTTAAAAATGCTGTTTCACACTTGCTTGGTGCTACCCACATAGCGCGTTGATCTTCTTCTGGTATCTCGCCAAAGGCTTCTTTAGCTAACGCTACATTGTCAGCTGTAGGCTCGATTAGCACTCTGCGGATATACTGTAAAGAATCTATGTGACGCTTAACTGCCTTGTCGCATAGCTCTTCTCTTGACTCCTCAACGGGCTTTCCCCGCATCATCGCAGCCTCTGCATCGTCATCTGCTGTCGGAATTCCTGCCATTGCTTGTAAAGCATAACGTCTAGCGTAGGTAATCGCTGAGCCACCACCTTGCGGATCTTTCTTGGCTAGGGGTAAGTAGAACTCTGACTCTAGCCATTCGCCTGAAGAGTGCATCAAAACAGTTACAACACCTACTCCACCACCGCCCTCAGATGTAACAGGGAACTGCGAGTAAGATAGACCATTATTAGCAAACGGTTCTTTGATTGCTTTTATGACCGCTGTAAGATCGGCGTAATTAGATTTAAAGAACGGATTTTTTGCATCCTTAACCGCACCACCCATTTCGTTCTGAGCTTTACATAACGCTTTTGCTAAACTACTTATACTTTCTGACTTATTCATTTTCCTCTCCTTAAAGATTGTTATAGTGATCGTTTGCTCTTTCCTGGTGAGCCTCTATAGCCCTGCGCTTCTCAACATCTACAGCTACATAGCCTGCTTTGACTTCTTTCTTTGCAATAACCTTTCTTTGCGCTTCCTGTTTACAAGCTACGCACTTAGATGTACTGCCTTTGCTTACCCAGACTCTAGTGTAAGATCCACACTTGTGGCAACTTGCATCAGATATAAAGCGATTAGTTCCAGACCTTAACTTCCTAGAATGCTTCTCGTACCTAACACCTCGGTGCTCATGATTTACCGGATTGAAATCTGCTTCTATTGGAGTCATTAGAATGGCAACTCCTTATCAGCGTTACGCTCTGCTATAGCTTTCTGCTCTGTTCGCCATAATTCTAAAGCTAAAGTCTCCATGTGTTTTGCAAACGCATAACCATTAACAAATTCGTTAGACTTCATGTAGTTACTCATAGTCGCCATTAGTTCATACTCAAACCATCCAGCTTCCGCCAGGGCAGACATAGCGTCACCAATGTCAGAGCCAGTAAGACCATTTTCTGCTAAGTTTTTAACTTTCATAAGTTCTCCTCAACATAGTCAGACACAACATCTTTTAAAAGGTCTTTCATATCCAACTCTACTTCATCACCTTTTGCTGTATAAAGCTTACGAAACCAAGCATGAAGATAATCGTTTCCAAAAACAACATCTTCTAAAACTTGATGGAACGGAGTGTTTGAATCATCTGAATCTAAGTAGCTTTCTAAGAAATCAAACTTAGCTTCATCAATGGAAAAACCTTTAGGTGGCTCTGGTGGTGCTACTCTTGCGGGATTGTCTGGAATGTTATTCATGTGATTGTCCTCCTCAGAACTGAGGTTGAACTATAGTTTAATTTATTTAAAAAAACAATTAACGATTTGTAATAAATAAAACGCTTGCTATTTAATGTAAGCTGGATTACATTCACCGCTCACATCAATTGGAGGTATATATGAAAGTAAGTTACGAAGAGATAGTAGAGTTCTTTGGTTCACCTATGGAAGTAGCTGAATACTTTAACTGTAAAGTCCAGGCTGTCTATCAGTGGAAAGAAGATGTTCCTGAAGCCAGAGTCAGGGAGTTTAAATTAGTTAAGGAGCTAAGGAGTACAGTATGTCAGCAGACAAGCTAGTGTCAAAACTTAATCACTCCAAGGAGGTTAAGGCTAGAAAAGGTCACACTAGGTCTTGGGTTGCTCTATGTCCTGCACACGATGATAAGAGTCCATCTCTTTGTATCGATGAAGCAGAAAATGGCAAAGTCTTAATTAAGTGCTGGTCTGGTTGTGGTGCTAATGAAGTTATTGATAGCGTTGGAATGAAGTATCACGAGTTATTTCCTGACGATGGATACGAATGTCACATAAAACGCAGGATAAAGCCCGTTGGTTATCACGAATTGCATTTAGATATATCGCAAAGCAGGAGAGAAAAAGGTTTGAAGCAGACAAAAGAAGATAAGAACGATGAACTAGCATCGTTTATGGCGCTGAGAGGCTCTGTATGAGCGCACAGGCGACATTCTGGGCTTGGGGTATACAAGTGCCTTCCTCTGAGAAGTTAGTGCTTTTATGCCTATCAGATTGTCATAATGGTGATACAGGCCAGTGTAATCCTAGTGTGAATTACATCTCAAGAAAAACATCGCTAGATAGAAAAACTGTATTGAAAGCTTTGCGAGTTTTAAGTGATCAAGAAGTGCTTAGTAGGATCAAAGTTGAGGGTTCTAGTAATCAGTATTTCCTTGCAGTAGAGGCAGTACCAAATATGGGACTGGGGGTAGCCCAAATTTCCCCAAAAGCAGTACCAAATATGGGACACAAACCTATAAGTAAACCTAAAAAGAACCTACACTACGAAAATGGTGATCTTGAAACAGCAGAAACGATCTACAATTTGATCTTAACCTTGAATCCAAAGCATCGAAAACCAGCTATGGAATCTTGGGCTAATGAGATCAGGTTGATGAGAGAAAAAGATAACTGTTCTCATAGCGAGATACTAAGTTTATTTAGGTTTGCCAATAGCGATGATTTTTGGAAGTCAAATATCCTGAGTCCGAAGAAGTTAAGGGATAAGTGGGATGTACTAACAATCAAGAAAGGCGATAGCAGACAGCAAGAGCCATCAATATGGGTTTAAGGAGAGAGAAATGCAGAAGATTGATATTACGGATAAAGAGTTACTAGGTTTTATTGGGAAGCAAGAGAGTCAAGAAATTGGCGCATTCAACTCTTATGGCGATAGATTGCTGAAGCAATTGGAGGGTGGTACTGGTTTGGTTGGCGATAAACTGCCTTGGTCAAAGACACATAGCGCTGTGAGATTAGGTCAAGGACAGCTATCGATATGGTCAGGTATCAATGGTCACGGCAAAACACTTTTACTGAGTAATGTTTTTACTTATCTAATGGCTAGAGGTCGCAGGTGTTTGGTAGCGTCAATGGAGATGAAGCCAGAAGAAACTTTGCAGTGGATGTGTTCGCAAGCAGCAGGTTGCTCGCCATCAAAAGATTTTGCTTTAGGTTGGCTGGAGAGAATGAAAGAGGTAGGTCACATCTATGATTGTCTTGATAAAGTTCCGCAGGAGCGTGTACTGGGACTTGTACACTATGCCGGACAAGAGCTTGACATCAATCACTTAGCGATAGATAGTCTAACCATGTGTGGCGTTGGTCGTGAAGACTACACAGCTCAAGGTGAGTTT